CGGCCGCGCTCGCCGACATCATCGTCGCCGACCTCCGCCCGAAGCTCCCCGTCCTCGACGTCTTCACCACGATGGCCCAGTCCACGGAAGACCGCGGCACCACCATCGACGTCCCGTTCATCGCGGGCGACGACGCGATCACCTTCGACAAGGCTTCCGGCGGCTATGCCCAGACCGGCGCCGCCGACGTCACCAAGGCCAGCGTCAACCTGGTCCACTACCACGCCACCCGTGCGTTCGACGCTTCCGAGCTCGCCGCCTGGGGTGCTGATGGCATCATCAACGCCTTCCGCGAAGAGGCCACCGCCAAGATCGTCAAGAAGGTCAACGCCGCCGTCGCCGCTCTGGTGACCAACGCCAACTACTCGGCCAACGAAGTCATCACCGCCGCGAACTTCGACTACAATGACGTGGTCGACCTCGACACCTTCCTCGACAACCTCGAGGCCCCGGCCGAGCGCGGTCTCGTCCTGAACTCCGCCTACATCGGCGCGCTCCGCAAGGACGCCAAGCTCACCTCGGCGTTCAACACCCAGGGCGACAACAGCGTCGTGCGCACCGGCATCGTCGGCCGCATCGGCACCCTGCAGGTCCTCCAGTACGCCGGCCTCCCGGCCAACGGCGAGAACCTGGTCGGCTTCGCCGCCTCGAAGGACGCGATCTGCATCGGCACCGGCTCGGTCTGGTCCGCCTCCCCGAACTCGGGCGTGGCGTCCATGGGCGGCCTGTCCGTCATGGTCGAGTCCGAGTACACGCACGGCATCCTCTACCTCACCGCTGCCATCCGCTTCGGTGCTGCCAAGGGCCGCGCGAACCTCAAGCGCGTCCTCTCCGCCTAAGCGCGGGCGAGAGCCTGAGACTGGGGCTCCCTTCGGGGGGCCCCTTTTTTTTGACTGATTTCCCAAGGGTAAGATGGCCACGCTCTATTCCGAGTTCCTACCCGACGCCAAGGAGATGGTGGCCGACTTCGGGGTGCCCGGCTCGTGCAACGCGGGGGCCATCACCTTCCAGTGCCTGATCTCCGACCCGGTCATCACGCAGTCCTTCCAGGAGGGGGGCTTTGTGGACCGGACCCAGCACATGGTACGCATCCCGGCTGCAACGGCCTCCTGGAGCCTTCCAGACGGGTCTATTGGGGCATCGGCGGCCATCATCAGCGGGCAGGACCCCATCGCCTCCTTGGGGATTGGCAAGGTGATTGCCGTGGACGGGAAGAGCCTGCGCATCGTCGGCCAGACCCACAAGCGTTCCAGCGCCTGGGTGACTCTGCAGGTCATCCTGCTGAACCAGTGAAGGCGGAGCTCAAGATTGAGCCTAAGAGCCTAGCTGAGTTCGAGCGGGCCATGATGGAGTACGCCTACGCCTGCAAAGAGACCATCAAGGACGTGGGGCTAAAGAATGCGGCGCTGATGTGCCGGGAGTCCATGATGCTGACTCCCCCCATGGGGTCGAAGGGCAACGGCCTGAAGCAACAGGCCCAGAAGGCCGGCGAGAACACCATCAACCGCGACGTCCGCAAGATCTTCATCGCGGTCAATTCCCGCAAGGGCATCGCCCCTTTGCTCCTGCTGACGGAGAAGCTGGCCTACTCTACCCGCTACGGCACGCCGGCCGAGTTCCAGTCTCTGCTCCAGGGCGCCGCCCGGACTACTCTCAAGCGGGGCACGCGGGTGCTGCAGGCCATCGCCAACGACTACGACGACGAGCGGGCCTTCCGTAAGGCCAAGAACTACTTCGCCCGGTCTCTGGTCCGCAAGTCCGACTACGGCAGCATGGGGTTCGTCGCCGACCCGAAGCCCCTGCACCAAGCCATGCGCCAACGGCATGGTGGCCGCTTCTCCAAGATGGGGAGGTCCTTCGAGCCCCTGCGGAACTGGCGCGACAAGGAGATCGTCGAGGACGACCAGACCATCCAGGAATATGTGGCCAGCCGGGCGCCGGCGGTGGGCATGCTCAAGGCTGGCTGGTACAAGGTGCTGATGGGTCTGCCCAAGCCTTCAAGCCGCGAGAACAAGTCCAACTTCGGCACCTCGGGCATCCCGAACTACATCAAGCGCCACGCCGGGGCGGCCGGGTACATTAACCTGGTCGAGGCCAAGGACGTCTTCGCCCTGGTCATCGGGAACGGCATCGCCAACACCAACAACGTAAGCACCGAGGCGGACGTGAAAAGCACTGTCCTCGGCCTCCGCTACAAGCAGCTGCGCCTTGACCTGGAACAAAGGTTGAAGAAGGACGCCGACAAGGCATCAAAGCGTTAACCACTTATGGGCACATCCAGCATCCGCCACATCGTCGAGGGCAACCTCGTGACCATGCTTCAGGCCGAAGCCACCTTCACGGGGGTCAACATCTACCCGGGCGACTACGCCGGCGACGCGGCCATGCCCAAGGTCGTGGTGATCTGCGACTCGGCCAACACCCCCGCTGGCCTACCTGACGGCCTCGGGAACTACGACTGCCAGGTGCGTGCGGTCCTGCACGACAACGCCAACGACGTGACCCTGACGGCGCACCGGGCCCGGGCGGCGGCCATGGTGGCCACCCTCTCCGACCTGACGGCCATGACGACGACCTTCTCGACCCAAGGGGACGCCCTGCTCTACGACGTGACTGTGGTCTCGGAAGACCAGGGGCTGGACGAGCAGACGGGTGCCTGGGCGACTGTCCTGCGGGTGTCGGTCCTCTGCGTCCTTGCGCCTTGACCGGGCCGCCAAGGGTAAGAACCACCCATGGCTGCTATCCTCAAAGGCGTTTCGGTTTTGTACGGCGTGGCCGCGCAGGCCGGCATCAGCAATTTCATCTGCCAGAGCCTGAGCGTCGATAAGGCTTTTGAGCTGAACGACAAGGTGGCCGACGAGACGGGCGTGACTGTGACCCTGCGCTACGACGGCGTGGAGCGCACCGGCACTGTCGAAGGTATCGCCAAGACCACGGACATGCCGGAGATTGGCGCGGCCATCACGATTGCGCTGAAGACCGACGTGGGCGGTTCGCAAAGCATCACTGGTTGTGTGGAGGCCGTATCTGAAAAGGGCAGCAACAAGGACTTCGTCCGGGTCAGCATCAAGTTCCGCCAGGTTGACGGCATCGCTTCCTACGTGTAAGCGTAGGGCGTGGACCGCCGCTTTGCCTTAGCCTTCACCGATCCGCAGGAAGTCGACTTCCTCGGGTATCGGCTGCCTCCCTTCTGCCTGCGTCACCGCGTACGGCTGCACGCCATCAACTCGCCCTTCGTCGAGGCGGCCGAGTACACCACCGGGCACATGCTCGCGGCCATCAAGACGTGCGCCGGCCTGCCCATCGACGACGTGACTGGAAAAGACAAGGCCCTGCTTTATGTGTGGGCCAAGGACGAGGTGAAGCTGGCCAACGATTGCATGGCCTTCCGCACCTACATGCTCGAGTCCCACTGGCCGAAGTTCTGGGACACTGGCAAACTAGAACAGCGCGTGAGCGGCATGCCTTGGATAATCAACCTAGTGGCCAACCTGATCAGCAACGGCGTGCCCGAGGAGCGTGCCTGGACGATGCCCGAGTGTCAGGCCATCTGGCTATCGACGACCTTCTCCGGTCTCAAGGGGGTTGAGGTCAACCTACTGACGACGGAGGACGAGGAGGCCATGGCGGCTTTTACCACTTCCCAAGGGTAGGATGAGCACGGACGTCAACTACAGCATCAAGGGCACCTCCGACGTGCCTCAGCAGGTGGACAAGGCGAAGAAGGCCATGTCCGAGATGGACCGCCAGACGCAGGCCATCGGCAAGAAGTTCACCGAGTTCGGCAAAGACCTCTTCATGGGCTTCCTTGCGCCGATGGTGCTTGTGCAACAGGCCGTGAGCTTCATCTCCGGCGCCATCGCCAAGGCACGGCAGGACGCCAAGGACGCTGTGGACTTCGCCGCCGGCATCAAGGTCGAGGAGCTCAAAGCCTCGCCTGTGGACCCGACCACGCGGTACATGGCCCAGAAGCTGCAGGTGGACCTGCGCACGGAGAAGGAGAAAGAGCAGGCCGCCACCGCCCGCGAGACTGTCACCGAGGAGTTCCTGAAGCGCGACCCCCGTGGCCGTCAGTACTTCTTCAAGGAGGCCGCCACCGGGGACGAAGGTCCTGGCATGAGCGAGGCGGCGCTTGCCAAGTTCAAGTACGTGCAAGACGCGGTCGCCAAGATCGTGGAGGCCGACATGAAGAAGGCGTTGAAAGAGGAGCAGGACAAGGCCGCCGCCGACAAGGCCGAAGCTGAGAAGAAGAAGGCCGCCGCCACTGTCGGGGTCTTCGCCGGCGACAACTCCGTCTTCGGCGTGGGCAACTCGCCCCACATGACCATGCTCAACCATCAGATCGAGCTGCAGAAGACGGCCAACGAATACTTAGCGGTGATCGCGGCGGCCGCCGGGACGTCTTCGGACTTCACCAAGGACCAGACCAACGGCAACGCTTCCAAGAACGTCTACTACCAGACCACCAACGTCTCTTAACATGGCACGCATCGACAAAGGAGACGCTTTAACTAACGGCATTTTACAACCAGGTTGGAGTATTGATAACGACGGTTGGGGCTTACTGACCGCTAAGGCCGTTTATAAATTTGCT